GTATTCACATCGTCAACCGGTGCAGTGGTCGTGCCCTGTTTAGCCAGTAAGGCTTGCGTTGCTTGGGTATTGGCTTCGAGTGCTTGGCTAAATTGCAACAACGGGCCGCCGAGCGAGTCAGTCAATGCAGCAGCAAAATCTTCGCGTTTCATGTCGTCATCATCCTTATTAAAATGAAAGAGTTTTTTAAACAGGCTCTTGGTTGGTTTGGCCGCTTCTTCTAATGCTAATGACACCTTTAATAGGTCAGTATCTGAGGGTGTGCTATTTACATTAGTGTCCGCTGCATGCGTATTATCAGCGTTGTCATTTTTACTAAAGTGAATACGGTCGGTGTAGGTGCTCGCCGGATAATCGGTTACAGCCAGCCCCGTTAAATAGGTTTGCCCTGACTTCATAAAATCACGGTTAATTTCAATACTGAAATACACCGCCTGGTCAGCTTGATTCAACTGCACAAATGACGCATTCGGCGATAGCACCGCGTATAACACTTTTATGCCGTCTTCATTTTTAGCCGTGCTCAGTTCAATCACATCACCGAGCATGCCACCGTTAATATCAACGTTTAAAAGGTTCTTCGCTGCCCAGCCTGACCAATTAAATTCGTGGTCTAAATTGATACGAGCGCCGTACTTTTTATAGTTATAAGTAGCAACAATATCGTCGATATCTTTTTCTGATATTTCGCGACCATCTACCGTTAACCCCATGGCGGCAATGGCAAGTGGAATTGTGCGTAATTGAGCCATGTTGTTTCCTGTTTAATGTCTGAGTAGAACTAAGTGAAACCAATTTTGCCCGTTGAACAGGGCTTAATCCATCACATTAAATCCGCGTTATTCCGATTTTGGCGAAAGCGGAATAACGCGGAAATCTTCTTAAAGAATTACGTGTTTTAGGGTTATAAACTTGGCGCTTGTTCTTACCAACAGGCCAGTTATGAAACCGAGGACTCCCCGATATACACCCGAAATCATTAAAACGGCGCGTGACCATTATGTGTTTGGTGGGCTGACGTTTGATGAAATTGCAGAAATGGACGGTATGCCAAGCGCACGCTCGTTACGACGTTGGGCGGATGATGGCAGCTGGAATGAACTGTGCCCGTCATTAAATGCCGAGACAGCGATTGCACGACGCATTGTGTTATTGGCCGATCGTGACAATAAAAATGAAGCAGACTATAAAGAACTGGATTTTCTGACCAAACAGCAATGCGCGTTAAATCAGTCTCGCTTACCCAGTGCCGGCATCACGAAAAAATATGGCAATACGCCTGCAGCTGCGACGGCTCAAAATGAACAAACAAACGAGCGCACCAGTAAAAGTAAGAAACGTCAGAAGAAGATTAAAAATGATGTGTCCAGTATCACCAAAGAAATGCTCGATACACTCAAAGACAACCTGCTCTACCCGCACCAATTACACTGGTTTGAACATCAAGATTACCGTAGCCGGTTCATATTAAAGCCGCGTCAGATTGGGGCGACGTTCTACTTTGCCTTTGAAGCGTTTTACGATGCGATAGTGAATGGCCGTAACAAGATCTTCATTTCAGCATCGCGGGACCAGGCGGAGATATTCAAAGCCAATATTATTGCTTTATGTCGGGAACAGTTTGGTATTGAACTCAGCGGATCACCACTGACAATGCGTAACAAAGGCAAGACAACAACCTTATATTTCAAATCAACCAATGCCCGCACAGCACAATCGGCGTCAGGTGACTTGTATATCGATGAAGTGTTTTGGATCCCGAAGTTTAAAGAATTACGCGGTCTTGCCCAGGCAATGGCCACCCATAAAGATTTTCGTATTACCTATTTCAGTACGCCATCGGTAACCAGTCATGAAGCCTATGATTTGTGGAATGGTCGCTGGTACCGAAAAACCAAAGCCTGTAATGATCCCGAGTTTGCCATCGATGTTAGCCACAAAACCTTAAAGGATGGCCGACTTTGTGACGATGGTATTTGGCGTCAAAAGCTCAATGTTTACGATGTAGTGAAACAAGGCTTTGACCGCATTGATATCAGCATCTTGGAAAATGAATATTCGACAGAAGAATTTAACAATCTCTTTATGTGCAAGTTCATTGATGATGCCCACAGTGCGTTTAGCCTTAAACAGCTAATGGCTTGCGTCGGTAATAGTAAGAAATGGCCGGACTTTGACCCGACTTGGTCACGTCCTTATGCCATGAAACCGGTTGTTATTGGCTTTGACCCTGCGCGAACGCGCGACATTGCTTCTGTTGTTGTGTTGAGTTTACCGCTTGGTCCTGATGATAAGTTTCGCTTGTTGGAATCACTGAATTTAAGTGGTAACGATTTTGAAACCATGGCCAGTGAAATCAAAGAACTCACGCTTAAATACCATGTGGTGCATATCGGTGTTGATACCACCGGCATGGGCTTAGGTGTGTTTGAGTTAATACAAAAGTTCTTCCCGTTGGCGATGCCAATTCATTACAACCCGCACAACAAAAACAAGATGGTGATTAAAGCCTTAAACGTGATTGGTAAAGGCCGCTTTGAATTTGATGAAGGCTCGGTGATGGTTGCCAGTAGCTTTATTAATATTCGCAAAAAGGTAGTTGGTGACCAAATCAGTTATGCAACCAACCGCACCGCCGCCACTGGCCATGCCGATATAGCCTGGGCAATCATGCACGCCATGATTTACGAACCACTATCTGGTGACTGCTCAAGTACCAGAACATCAATAGGATTAGATGCAGCATAATGAATTCAACTAAGAGTACGACCACTGAACCGGCTAAAAGTAAATCTATCGATACCTTTAGCTTTGGCGACCCTGAGCCGTGTTTAGATAACCACATGACTGAATATGTCGGCCTTTATGCAGACATGGACGGGTTATATTCACCGCCTGTAAGTTTGCCAGGGCTGGTTAAATTGCTGCGCGTGAATGCGCAGCACGGCCCCATTTTATATTTTAAACGCAATATGATTATGAAATGGTTCCAACCTAATGCGCTATTAACCCAGCGCACCTTTAAGAAGTTTGCCTTTGATTATTGTTGGGCAGCGAATGCCTACCTGCAGGTGATTAAAAATGCCTTCGGTAACGTAATTAAATTACGGCATTTACCTGCGTTGTCGATGCGCTATACCTCCACGCCTGGTGTTTATGCCCAGCGCTTAAGTAATGGCAAAGTCCTGCGCTTTAAAAAAGGCGAAGTGATACACCTGAAAGAATACGATCCGAATCAGGGTATCTATGGTATCCCCCAATATTATGGCGGTATCCAGTCTGCGTTATTGAATGAAGATGCCACCCTGTTTCGCCGTAAGTATTACAAGAACGGCGCACACATGGGCTTTATCTTTTCGATGGCAGATCCCAATTTATCGACCGATGATGAAGCAGATTTAAAAGCTGCGATCAAAGATTCTCGCGGTGTGGGTAACTTTCGCAGTTTATTTATCAATAATCGCAGTGGTAAGGCTGACGCGGAGAAGGCAATCAAGATTATTCCGGTGGGTGATATCTCGACCAAGGATGAATTTGAGCGCATCAAGAAGATGACGCTAAACGACATGTTGAGTATGCACCGCGCCCAAGAGGCATTAAGTGGGCAAACCTCGGGTGATAGTCCGGGCTTTGGTGACTTGGATAAAATCACCCGGCGTATTACAACAATGAAGTGGTGCCGATGCAGCAAGACATGATGGAGATTAACGAGTATTTACCTGCCGCGCTTCACATTGAATTTGCAGTGCCGGCTTATTCAGATTTAAACCCTGGGAGTGAAGATTGATGGAAGAGTTAATTGTATTTATTCGTCAGTGGGGGCAGCTGTGTTTGCTGTCGCTACTGGCCGCGGCAACACAGATGTATATGTCTGGTACCCGTATTACTTTTTTTCATTATTTTATGTCGGTGTTGATGGCCATTTTGTCTGCGTATATAGCGGAAAGCTTTTGTATTTGGCTTGGCCTGAATGATGGATTGAAAACGGGAATTATTGGCATTGCGGCGTATGTCGCCCCGCATTTTTTAACCGGGTTAAATGCACTGGCGAAAGCCGTATCAAAAGACCCAAGACACTTTTTAGATATTATTATGAGGAATAAATCATGAGTTGGATAACGTCTCTGTTTAGTTTTATTTCGGCACCCATTGCGGATTTATCGGGTAGTTATCGAGAGCGTAAGCGTATTGCTGCAGAAATGGCTGCATCGATTGCGACTGCAGAAGGTAACCTTAAACTAGCCAAACTAGATGCTGAATCTAAACGCCTGGCAAACCAAGAAGGTAACGATGCGGATTATGATCTGCAGGTATTGAAGAACCGGCGCGAATCGATAATGGATGAAATTCATTATTACGGTATTTTTGGGATTGTTCATTGCGCACTTTGTGCCACAACTGCAGCCGTATATGGCGAATGGTTGGCAGGCTATGGGTTATAAAGGTGCGCCCTGGTACTTTGAATTTGTGATTGTGGGTATTGCGGTTTCTACGTTGGGGTTGATGCGATTGTTTCGGGCGTTCTGGGGGAGTAAAAATATTAAAGTGACCAGTTAGCCACTTTAATATTAAAAAGTCATAAACTATAGTTCAGTAAATAACAATCAATATTTACGCAGCCAAAGCGACTGCTTTATTGAGTAATTACGGTTGCATCATGTATTCAGATATTTCTCGTTCAATACGTTTAAACTCATTAACTGGTACTACATGACCGTAATTACGCTCACTTGAGCTAACTTCAGCTCGCTCTAGATAAATATTGATGATGGACAACTCTTCCATTCCTGTCATTTGTAGTTGAATTGAATTTGTTTCAACTATCCAAACAGCAACATTCTGGAGGTTTACGTTAAAACCCTCTAATATATTTAAACCTTTTTCATAATTATATCCTTATTTAAAATTTAACTTTGCTTGAAGCCTTCACGCACCTAATGTACACAATAACCGTGCACTTATGCATCCGACTGACTTTTCTGATTAGGAGATATGACCTCTATTTTCTGCTCTACATTCTTGATTTTAGAATCAAGCTTTCCAATAGCTTTGGCATAGTTATTAAGATTACCGAGCTTCTTAATATTTTGGAAAGCGATCACCAAAGCCATACCCCAGAACGGTACTGATAGTGGAGTTAAAACATTAACTATAGGGCTAAAAAAAGAGTTCATTGATACTGCAACAGGTCCAATAATAGGTAAACCCAACCCGAAACTAAGACAGAAGAGAAGCATAAAAATATCAGAGTAAACAGCTCTACTCAAAGCCACACTAGACTTATTAACTTTCACAAGATGTTCTTTATCCCATTTTAGAAAATCTAATTTTCGCTTGTTCTTTTTGATCGTTCTTCTGTCCCAATAATCCACAATACGACTTCTAATTGGTGTCAGTAGCCCTATAACTAAAGTAACAGCCAAGGATGCAACGACCCCTTGCCAGAACGATTCATTAAAAAAGTCCATAGTTCAATGTTCCTCCTAATCCTGTATTTATGAAATTATGTAAAAAATTTAAATAAAAAGTAATAAATTAGCATATTAAAAACCAGAGATAGTTCAAATTAAGCTAGCTTTACATTGTGATTTTATTTTTCGCTCTATGTTAACTAATAACTTACTTATGTAGCTGTCGTAGAAACTAAAAATACACTTTAAACGATTTTCAGTATAAAAACAGAATATTTCTTAATAATCAGATGTTAGCGATTTATCCCAGTCTAACTCCTTCACTTGTTCAACCACAGCAGCCACCCCATTCAACCGCTTTAATGCCCTGTTAAAATTCTGCTGTGATACATCATTCAACATGGCGGCATCATTTTCAGTAAAGCCCTTAGTTAAATGATCAACCAAAGCACTTTTAATATTCTCGCTCCCGATTTTGGTTAACTGTAAAAGTAGATTGATTCGTTCTTCAGGCTCTAAACCTTTAGTTAAAAACTTCATAAAATTAACATCACTTAACTGATTCTGGCGGATTGATGTTTATCGATTAGATAAACCTGAGTGGTCTGTCATTTAGTGGCAAACAATGTCACAACTTTGACATTAGCGATCCTTAAATGATCGTTGAGATCCTTTATAAATAAGGCTTGGGCAATATCGACGTGTCCATAGCTGTGTCAAAAACGCAAAAAAATTGGGAAAACGCGGTAGGCGAAGAGGAGTGAATTTTATTAATAGTTCTACTCAATAAAAATGATATATTGTTGATTGTAAAAACCATTTATGCTTTCGGAGAAACAATGCAATCAAGCCTAGCGTTCCTTGTAAATTATACTAAAGATATACAGGAAGCTGATAAAGCAAATGTGAAATTGCACTTCAATCTTTGGGATCTCTACACAGAAAAAGATAAAAAAGAGACCTTTCTTGACGTTGGTGTTTATATAAAAGATATCAAAAACATTAAAGAATTCTTAATCTATTTTCCTTTTCATATAAAAAATAACGAGTTTATTGACTTACATTCATGCTTTAGAACTGATTCGGAATTAGTCCGAACTATATTTAATCATAACTTGTCATTTAACAGTGTATCTAACAGTCTATCCTACATCAGTTACGACAGTAAAGGCACAACTGACGATTTTTTCGTCCACACTCTACCCTTTGAAAGTGCAGCTATGTTGGCTGTAAATCATCAGAATTACGCATACAATGGCGATGGATTAAACTCCACTCTCTTTACAATGACTGATACTTTTTTAGAGTGTGTAAGAGGTTATCAAGAAACGGCTGTTGAAGCTGAGACAACAAATGCAGCTTACTTTCGCTTTAGAGTCCCTCTGAAAGATAGAAGCGTATTCATTTCAGCTTATGAGCCTAAGCACTCATTTATAACTGGTGCTTTAAATAAAAACGAAATCATTGATTTTCGAGTTAACGAATCCCGCAGCCTCCCTTCAGGTCTCTACAACGAGAAAGAATCAAGACGTATGAGTTTTGTTTCTGATAGTATAGATTACTTTTTAGTTAAAGATGCGTGGTGTGAGTATCAAGGCTCACATAGCGGCTTCAAAAAATCACGGACATTAGAAAAAAGCTTTTGGTTAGATTATTTAATATTCAAAAGTAATAATGAGAATTTACGTAAAGCCCTTAAAAATGATGAGCCGATAGTCATTTATCATTGGCAAAAAACAAAAAACTAACAGATAACTTTATCGGCTTTTCCGCGTTCTCAAAATTTATCGAACCAAAAGTTAGTCATAAATCTATGATTCAATTTTTCGTTATGCTTGTATTTATAGCTGCATGCGCAAATCTTGTATCCAGTTTTCTTAGTAGTCTAGTACCAACTAACGAGAATGAACAAATCTCTACATATTTAGATACTAAGGATCAAG